GTATCGAATAGTTTATTCGCGCAGACCAAGCAAAGATGTTGTTTGAAAACTACTCCGCTGCATCCTTCGGTTTCACATTGTTCCATTGCTCTCTCCATATAATCAGTCAAGATGGGGGCTTGCGCCCCCGTTAGATTAAAAGGGCACATCTTCTGCTGAGATTTCAGGAGATGGAGGTAAACCATTAGACTTTGCTGCATCTTTAGCCTTGACCGACAGACTCATGTAAGCTTTGCCAGCTTGCGATTCCTTTAACCATGCATTGAGATAGAACTCTTTCCCATCTACGTTAATTGTGCCGTTGTAATCGGAGTGAGTTGGCTGCTCTTTCCTTTCGTTTTTAAACAGCGCACCTCGGTTAGTGTTATCGTAATCACTCATTTAAATCTCCTAATCCCAAAATTTAATGATATTATCATTGATTGAATTGACCGCCCTGGACACGCACTCTTCCAGTTTGGCTATGTATTCCTCATCACGCTCAACGCGAACGATCAAAGGTTTCATGCCAGGATGATAAGAAAAGAAATCCCACCAATCACGCTCCGTTACCCATAGACAGCCCATTACTTGCTGTTTATATTTCAAGGGAAGTGTGCCATCCCTCAAGTAACCTACGTGAGTTGAACCTGTAGGACATTTAATTTCCAAACCTCCCGATTCGCCTACCAATCCATCTGGTGAACACCCAGCAGCGATTGTGTCATGTAGACAGAAACCGACTTCCTTAACTTCCACATCTTGCAGCACACAATACAGGTCACGCGCTTCAGGTTCTAGCTCAGTCCCGCGAAGCATGTGCTCATTTTGATAAAACGGAGTTTGCTCTCCAGTTAGTTCTTCAGCTACCAGTTGATTGATGTAGCTATCAGCTTGGGTAGACCAGACACCCTTGGATGTGCATAGCTTGGAGAACATAGACGCACTAGGGCATCCTAGTCGCGCTTCAATCCAGCCAAGAGTGCCTTGTTCATGCTCACAAATTCTCATAGTTCCTCCTTATTGCACTTGGGGCTTTGACATTTCATCTTGTAGAAACTTAGTAACACGCCTGAACATTTGCTGCACTCTCGCGTTCCAGTATCGTACTTACTAGATCGAATGACGCGACCGCCATCTCTCTTATCGCCCCGATAGAAAACGTGTCCAGCTTTTTCTAGCTCGTTGGGTCTGCTAGTAATGGAGCTAGACTGAATGTGCGGGTGCGCTTGCGTCATCTCTTTGATGGTAATGCCTTCTTTGCCAGCCAAATTTATTAAATCAAATACAAACTTTCGCATTTTCCCAGTTGGTGCTGCTGTAGCTGCATCCTTAGAAGTCTGCGGGTCGCTTGTTCTAGCCAGTTTATGGGCTGGTGTGTCATCAAATAAATCATCCATAGATTTCCCCTTACACAGATGCCATCTGTTTAATTTCAGACAACATTTCTGGACTGACTTTGTATTTCTTTTTAAGAGATGAGACAACTTGGTTTATTGTTTTCTCTTTGCTATCAATCTGGGCTTGCATAGCACCGCGCCACTTCTCAAGTTCTATCTCTGTAAACCAAGGCTTCTCAGTTTCTGTTGAGTCTTCCTTTGTATTGTCTCGCGAGTCTGCATCCTTGCCATCATCGATAGCGAACAGACCATTGAGAGCGTACTTCCTGGCGTAACTAGAGGTAGCCCCAGTGATTTGGCTAACATCCATACCCTTCCTGCTGTCAGCCTCTCTCGCATAGCCTGTAGCTTCTGCGACAAAATTATTGTCAACTGTCCTCACGAGAGCGGTAGCCTTAATGTAATATCTATCACCGATATACTCCAAGGAATCACTAATTGTTAGATACATCTTGGCTTCTGCCAGCAAAGGCTTAACAGACTCTAAAATATCTTCTGCTGACCTGTAGTTATAATTACCAAATGCATTCCGCTGGCCCTTCTTTGCTTTTAATTTCTGCTGAATATTTATTATGCTCATACTTCTGGCTCCTGTGGCTCCTGTTGTTCTATCTGCAAAGATGTTAGGTATAGATCAAACCAAGCATTACGATAAGATTCCCATGCTTCTGATCCAGGCTTATAGGTATTTTCCTCACTGCCATCTCGCCAATCCCATTGAGCTTTGGCTTTAGCTTGACTTAAAGAGTTGTCCATTACTCACCTCTCTTGAAGCCAGCGGCCTCATCAGACTCTTGCTGAGTCATTTCAAACTGCATATCTGATTGATATTCCTCATAAAATTCTTCAACCTCTAGCTGAATGGCATCGCGAATCATCAAGCCAAATGTTTCATTTAGCTTAGATTCATTAACTAAGATTGGCGTAGCTAGAAATTTCACAATCGATTCCAAGCAGTCTTGGAGAGCTTCGGATTGCGAAAGAGGTAGGGGTGATTCGGAGTTGTAAAGATCGATGTGTTCTTTGATGTTCATAGTGCATCCTCCCAGACGTTGATAAAATAATAATCGCTAACAATTGTTGCTGTCAACAATAATCTTAGATATATTTATATGAATTTCTAATTAACCAGGAGAAAGTTATGCCAGTAAGCACATATAAGTTAAAAATAGGTGGCAGTTACTGCCGTTGTTCTGCCTGTGGAGAGGTGTTCTCAGGCATTACAGGTTTTGACATGCATAGGGTAGGGCCATATGACGAAACGCGCTCCTGCACCCCCCTACAAGGCTCTGAGGTGACTATGTTAAGCCCAGCAGGGAAGGAACAGACATTTACATTAGAGCATTCAACTCGCGGGTCTTATTGGCGGCTCAGATAATCCGGACAAATTTTTATAAAACTTGTCCTTTTATTTACTTTTAATCAAAGTTAAACTGATGAGGATACCCCTCCCGCTCCGTTAATTGGAGTGAATTGCTGTGGAAATAGAAGTTTAAATTACCTTCCCAGGCTCCATGTCTCTGCTTCGCGATGATGATCTGGTGATCATACGACTTAGATAGATATTCCTGCTGCTTCTCATCTAGCTCACGCATCGTAGCTATCTCTTTAAGAGTCTCTCGCTTGCGGTTAGGCTGGATAATAATCACATTGTCTGCCATGTCGGACAGAGAGCCCGCGCCTCTAATACTGTATCGCGAGGGTGCAATTGATTCATCATCATGCATAGGCTTCTTAACATGCGTCACTATGTGCAGGTGGGCTTGATTACGCTTAACTATGTACTGCATCTTGTTGATGAATTCATTCTGCTTATTGTAATCGTCATATTTCAGGGCGATCTTACTCAGTGAATCCAAAACTACATGCTCACATCCTAGCTCTTTCGTGGCGTATTGGATGAATCCGATGATTCTTTCGGGCGGTAGAGTATCCAGCGCATCGAAGATATATATCCGATCTTGCGCCCAATCCATGAACCGTTGGACAAACTCATCTGATGGTCGGCCTTGATGTGCTCCTGCTGCTTGCATTAGCATCCGGTGCAGGGTGACGGTAGGCTGCATCTCCAAGCTACAGATGCACACCTTCCTAGTCTTCGCGAGATGGAGCATGATCTGGCCTAACACCATTGATTTCTTGCTGCCGTTGTACCCAGTAACCAGGGTCATTTCTGAAGGCCTGTATCTGAATAACTCAAACGACTTCGGGAAGGGTAGCTTGTCGCCGTATGCAACATGATCAGTGTTATTGTATTCAATTAAATCATCACGCCAATGACCGCTAGACTTTAGGTCTTGTGATTCCAGACTTCCCAGTAACTCCACGTATTCATCGTAATCTAATCCTTCGGGTATATTAATCATCGACTCACCTCCCAGTTATCATCATCTTTCGTAGATTCACGCTTGCGCTGCTCCCACGTCCTGACTGCGGCCTTCCAATCCTTCATCTGTGCGCTGCCAACTTTCCAACCGCGAGTGGCATACCAATCGACGAACCGATCACCTTTGATACCATTCCCTCGCGACTTACAGTATTCAGTAACCTGTTCAGGCGTTGGCGGTGTGAACCGCTTATTAGTATTCTTTTCTTTCTTATCATTCTTATCATTCTTAAGGTGTGGTGCTTTGCTGGTGCTTTGCTGGTGCTTTGTTGGTGCTTTGCTGGTAACTTCTTGGTACAAATCATAGGAAGTAATTGATATTACTGTATATTTATTAGTTGTTTGTTGGTAGATCATGCCATCTTTTTCTAACAGTTTTAAAATTTTTCTGATTTTGTTTTCATTGATTCCAAGACGCTCGGAATATACCTTGCGGCCAAAGATTAGCTGCCCTCTTTTGATGTCAATTAACCGCCCATTGAACAGCCTTTTCTTGTCCTCAAAGTTAGCTCTCATTAACATTTCTAGCCACATTTTGAGCGTATCTGCGTCCTGCCATACCCAATGTTCTAGCATAGCTCGGTCTAATTTTATCCATCCTCCCATTGTTTATTCCTCCTCGCGATTAGTATTTTAGCGTTGATAATATCCTGCTTATCCTTCGCGGATAGCCTGGTTCCTGCCGCTAAAGTTCTCGGCAGTAGATCAATGATCGATTCAGCGATAGCTAACGTATCATCAGTAGATTTCTTAAAAAGTGGGCGATAATTCTCGCTGACTGGTTGCAATACCCCGAAATCCAGGCCGACAGAATCCAGAATATCCACTGCTCCACACCCTGCAAAGCAGTGAATCAGCACTCTGTCATTTGATTCGCGTATTGAGAGAGACGCACCCTTGTCCGAGTGGCTAGGGCATAGTGCCATCCAACGGCGATGCCCGTCTCTTGTGCTAGTAGCTTTCACACCGTCTAGGGCTGAAAGTAATAGGTCGATATCTGCCATAATTTTCCCTTGTAAAATATAGAGAGGGGCAGTAACCTATCACTGATTACTGCCATCCTCCCCTTGTGTGTGTAATCACGCCCCCTTTCGAGGGGGCAAACCTTATTCCATGTTAATCTTTCTTGCCTCCAGCGGTCTCTCAGGCGATCCCCTTCCCAGCTCTATTTCCAGGGCGCGATTGCAAGCCCTGCAAAGTGCTAGTCCGTCAATCACTTCGTTCACCGCATCGTGAACAGGCAGGGTTCTCTCGCAATCGTAGCAGATAAATACTCGCATTAGATCACCTCGAAAAATAAAGCTAAGACGAACAGGAAAAGCCCAGATATTATAACGGCGGATGCGAATTCGACTAAGACTTTCTCAAGTAATTTCATTTTCATCTACCTCAGTGAATATTTTAAGTGCTTCACTTTGCGCCTGTGCCACCTCAGCGGGTGTACATAGCTCTGCAAGCTCATCTACTAGCTTCAGAGAGTCTGTCAGCCTGTTTGCTGGCGAAGTGATAGCCAACTGCAAGGCGCGTGTCAGTGCTTGTTTATGCGTCATGGTATCCCCTTTATTTAACTGAATGAATTAAGCCGTCCTTCATTGTTACACTGGCAAAGAATTCTCTACCTTGCCCCGTTATGTGCGGGCGATTAGCTCCTGTTAGTACGCCATCGCGCCTAAATTCCTCACCAAATAAGCTGGTTTCAATGTAATCTAATCGCTCACCTATGCGAGTTTTCAATTCTTTCTTACTTTTATAGTTAAACACTAGCATTATAAATACCCCATTTTAGTCTTGGTTTCATCATATACAGCGACTCGCGCCAGGTTAGTTTTTGCGTTAATTTCTGTCGTGTAACTCCAGCCCTCGGATTCTTCTTTTGATAGCTTGAAAGCTAGGTCAATAGCTTTGTCGTATGGCATATATGTGCCGTCCGGTGCTGGAGTTATCCAGCAATTGCTGTCGATTGTTACGCCATTTTTCATACTATCCCCCCATTAGTAATTTTTTAAGATACTTCACCGACTTGCCCGATAGTCGAGACAGTTGCTCGAGCGTTAGATTGCTAGTGTCGAACCGATCAATTATTTCGTTATCGCTCATAGTGTTAACTCCTTTGTGATTAGTGAACTGCAATAATG